TAATTTATTAATTTTTTTCAGTAATTTGTAGGGCTCATTATGTTGGCAGCACATTATTTTTATTATCTGCTTTTAATTTGTTATTTCATTTTTTTATTTGTTCAATATGGAAAAATTTTGAAAAAACAAAACATTGCAATCAATAAATCAGAAGCATATCAAGCATCGTTAAAAGAACAGAAACGCTTTATTTTTTGGTGTTCTGTTTTTGGAGTGCTTCTGGCAGCGTTTCTATTTGTCGTTATCAAAAGCGCGAATTTGATTCTGATGCTTACGCTTCTTATTTTAATTTTGGTGTCCGGTAAACAAGCACACGAAAGATATGAACGCGCAAGACAATTATCAAGAAAAGATCATTTTGATAATCAATAAATGTAATTTTTATTCCCTATAAAAAGCCACCTACGGGTGGCTTTTTTACGTCCCTAATTTTGTGGCCACCTTCGGGTGGCTTTTTTATGCCTAACGTTTGGAGTAATAAGACATGTCGAGTGGTGCACGTCAGATAACACAAATTGCAAAAGAAACAACGGTTGGCACAACGCCTTCACCTTTTGCACGTACTACCTTTGAATTTACTGAAAATGGTTTAGATGCAACAGTAACGAAGGAAGATTCAAATTCAATTACTAGCGGACGTATTGCACGTGCGTCAATGATCACCGGTGCAGAGTATGCCGGTGAATTAAAGTGCGAGGCAAAATATAGCGCTTTAGTTCAAGACCTAATGGCCGCTGCTGCCTTTAATAACTGGTCATCAAATGTTTTAACTTTTGGGGGTACGCTTCGACAAACCTTTTCTGTATTACGTGGTTTCGAAGATGTTAATGACTACCATGTTTTCCGTGGGTGCCATGTAAATACATTTGGAATTGATATTCCTGAGGCGGGGTTAATCACAATGACCTTCGGCCTAATGGCCCTCGGTCGCACGAACTTTTCTACGGCTCCAGCTGGAACAATTACGGCCGCAGATAATAGCCCCAAATTATCGAATGTATCTGTAGGCGATATTTTGATTGACGGCGTTTCTCAAGCAGGAATTTCATGTCTGACCGCCTTTACTTTTAATTGGGATAATACGATGCAGCTGCAACGCTGTTTAGGTGGGGGGATTGATGCACGTGCAATATTAGAGATGCTTGCTGCTGGTACTGGTTCATTTACAGCAGCTTGGTCTCGAAATACATCTGATATGTATGAAAAGCAATTCACTAATAAAACGATTTCTTTAAAAGTTCCAATCACTGACACTGATGGGAATAAATATGAAATCTTTATCCCTAAAGCTGAAATCACAGCACCGTTACCAAGTGGTGGCACTACTGACCTTTTGAATGCTTCATTCGAATATAAGGTTGTGGAAGTAGCCCCAACTATTACACGCACACCTGCCGCAGTACCTGCGCCTTAATTAATCTGATAGCAGCCTTTATGGCTGCTTTTTTTGGAGTTGGATATGGCTTTAAAAGTAAGCATTCAGACTAGTAAAACAGTTAGTAAGTGGCGCAAATATGTTGATGGGGAGGGCAATGTATTAGCTGAATTTAAAATTCGAGGTATCGCATATAAGCCTTATCAAGTTGCCCTTGAGCGAGCAAACAATCAAATCACCTCTAAGGGTTATGATGTTAGCAAGGCCACTAAAGAGGATAAACTCTATCATGAGCTTCTTTTAGAAGCGGCTGCATGCCATTTAATTGAGGACTGGAAAGGCGTCGTTTTTGAAGAAGAGAATGCCGAAAAGGAAACCGTAGTAACGGAGCCAGAGTATTCACCTGAAAATGCGACAAAGCTTTTAAATATGGGTGATATTGGTGTATCAATTTGGCTTTATATAAGACAAGAAGCAGAAACTATCCAAAAGGAGGCGGATTCATATAAGGAAGAAGTTGTGGGAAAGTCCTCAAGCTCTACAACTGGTCCAAGTTCAACTCAGAAGAAGAAGCGAGCGACTACAACGCGAAGCAGACAGCGATCGCAAAAGCCTTAAATCTTCAAGCTTCTAAAGTCATAGAAAAGCCCGAGTATTCGTATACCTCAAATGCGATCCTCGCTGCATATAACATTATTTCACGATCTAGACTATATGAGCAGGGAATTCCTTTAGCTTTAGATATTTCATCCATATCTGCTTATTGTGAACATTATGAATTACCTGTTGATAGGGATATTTTCAACGATTGCATCTTTGCTATTGATAATGTCTTTTTGGATGACTCACTCAAAAAAATGAAGCAACCTATTAAAAAATAACCCTAGAGGTATTTACTTAAAATAACCCTAGGGTTATAATTCTCTCATCAATTTAACAAGGTGGTAGTGTGAAAAGTCTGGATTTAATCAAAATGATTGAAGCAGACGGTTGGTATCAAGTTAGGGTTACAGGAAGTCATCATCACTTCAAACACCCTACTAAGAAGGGACTGGTTACAGTTCCACATCCTAAAAAGGATTTACCAAGCGGAACTGTTAAAAGCATTTTGAAACAAGCAGGTCTTAATTGACCTGCTGTTTTCCGACTTTAGGATTATCAATCTAAAAAACAAACCGCATAGGGCGATTTGGTAAGAGCCTACGGCTTGGAGTACATGAGATGTTATATCCGATTGCAATTGAAATGGGATCAGATACCGAGGCATTCGGTGTCATCGTTCCTGATATACCCGGTTGCCACAGCGCCGGTGATACCCTTGAAGAAGCTCTCGATAATATTAAAGAAGCGATTGCAGGGCATTTAGAGATTCTTGCTGAAGATGGTGAAGAGATTCCTTTAGCTTCATCGGTAAGAAAATTTATGGAACTTCCTGAATTTGATGGAATGGTTTGGTTCGTAACTGAGGTTGATTTAGGTCGTTATCTTGGAACCCCTGAAAAAATCAACGTATCTTTGCCTAGTCGTTTGATTCGTAAGATTGATGATAGCGTGGGTAAAGATAAGCAGTATAAAACCCGATCTGCATTTTTGGCAGCTGGTGCTGAAAAGCTACTACATGCTTAAAATAGAGAAGCCACTCAACCGAGTGGCTTTTTTATTTCCCACCTGTTAAATTTTATCCATTAAAAATGATGGGTAATTTCATGAAAAAGATTATTTTATTGGGATTGATGTTTGGATTAAGTGGTTGTGAGACTGTGCCAGTAAAACAAGAAGAGAAAGTACAAGTTCCACTTAATAGGCAGTTTGCTTTTAAAATTAAAGATGAAAAAAATGATGCTAAAGTAATTATTACTCGCGACTCAGGTGTAACTGGTAAAGCATGTCTTTATAGTGTATGGGTTGATGGTGTATTAGCTGCCTCTTTAAGAACAAAAGAAACAGTCACTCTTTTTATTCCTTCTGGAGAAAGAATATTTAAAGTTGCTCGAGATCCTGAAGGTAAGGGTATTTGTGCTAAAGGAAATAATAGATGGACTCAAATTGAATCTATTATAGATAACAAAGTCGTAAAATCATTTAGGTTATCAATTGATACTTTTGGGAAAGCAGAGCTTCAACGTGAAAAATAATAAAAAAGCACTCTAGGGTGTTCTAATTATTGAAACTGAGAAAAGTTTATAAGTAGGTTTTTATGAAAAAGATTGTTTTATTGGGCATAGCCTTAGCCCCATTTATGGGGGCAAATAGTGCAGATGTTGCCCCTCAATATCCAGCTCTCTTAAAATTAAAACAACAAGAGCTTGGTCAGTTGGTTTTTAGATTCATGCCAGATAAAGATGATCAAGGCTTTTCTTGGAATTATCGAGCCAATGATCCAAATGTGATTTGGCTAGATAAGTCGTATATTGAAACCAAACTAGACGATGGTACTTATTATTCAAGTAGAAAAGGTATTGCGCGGGTAAATGTTTTGGGCATTAAGGGCAAATATCTAGATCATAAAGAATATGAGATTCCGTGGGCGATAATATTTGAGGGTGCGGTTGGTAAATTTGGTGTAGATTCAATATCATTTTATCCTGCAATGCCTGAAAGGGATGGAGATATATGTTTTGGAGAAGGTTTTAGTGGCTGTGAATTCTCCCCATTTAAGTCTCTAACTAAAGCAGGGATAAAGTTCAAAAAAATATGTGAGAAACAATTGAGCGCAGGAAATTTTGAAAAGGCTTATATCCTTAGTAATGTTCAAAAGAAAAGTGTATATGGAATATGGGGAGCAAGCAGTGGCTCTGGAGGCTCAAGTAATTCATTTAAATTAGTTGAATTAGGTAATGAAAAGGGAATGTGTAAAGATTTAATGGGTGGGTTATAAAAAGTTCCTTTTGGTAATTCTTTATATGGCTATTCAAATCCGCCGCAAGACCGAGATATTGCTCGATATAAACTGTTCAATAATAGCTATGTCCAATAGATATCATTTTCTAGCGCGACCAAATCGGTTTTTAGTTTAAAAACCGATTTTATGTACATGATAGGAAAGTTTTATATAGGTTTTTGACAAATTTTAATATTGAACCAAGCGAAGCCGACCCATTAAGCGGTCGGCTTTTTATTGTCCAATTTTTATAGCTCACCTTTTGTGGGCTTTTTTATTGCCTGGAGAAAAGTGGTATGGCACAAGAATCCCGTTTGGTCATTGTTATTGATTCAAAAAATGCTGAAAGAAATGCGCGTAATCTTGGCAATGAGTTGGATAGCATTGAAAGAAATGGTGATTACGCTACTAAGTCAATGGATAAGCTTTCTGTAGCGACCAGACAGCTTGCAGGATATATGGCTGGGGTTGTTACCGTAGGGGCCGCAATTAATAAAATGGATCTCTACACGGGTATTAATAATAAACTTAAATTAGTAACAAACAGCCAAGAAGAATTGAATCGTGCAATGACAGATACCTTTGATATTGCACAGCGTTCTGCTTCTTCATGGAGTGCGGTAAATGATGTTTACTCTAAATATATGTCTAATGCCAAGACTTTAAATCTTACACAAGCGCAAACGGCCAAACTTACAGAAATTACTTCAAAAGCTGTTGCAATCAGTGGCTCTAATGCTGAGTCAGCAGCAGCAGCTCTATTTCAGTATGGACAAGCATTAGATGGCGGTGTGCTTAGAGCAGAGGAGTTCAACAGCCTTGTCGATGGTGCTGGTGGACTTTTAAATGCTATGGCAAAAGGTTTAGGGGTTACCCGTGGTGAACTCCGACAAATGATGCTTGATGGGAAACTAACTGGTGAAGTTATTACCAAGGCATTACTGCAGGCTGGTGATAGCGTTGAAGAGCTTTTTAATAAAACTGACAAGACTGTTGGACAGTCATTGGAAATGCTAAGCAATGGTATTACGAAATTTGTTGGTGAGGCTGGGAAAGGCTCGGGGGCTGCACAAGTATTAACAGGCTCAATCCAGACTTTGGCAGGAAATTTAGATGTTTTAACTACAGCAATGATGGTCGGTGGAGCATATTGGTTAGGAACCTACATTCCTGCAATTTACGCTTCTGGTATTGCAGTAGCAGCAAAAACCAAAGAGCTTACAGCACAAACAGTTACTCAATATGCGGCTATACAGGCAGAACGAGCAGCGGCAGCACAAGAAGTAATTAATACTCAGGCAGTAGTTGCAAATACCCAAGCGACATTAGCAGCTTTAGCTGCTGAGAAAGCTTTAGAGGTTCAGCGCCTTAAGTCGCAAATCACTGAAAAAGGACGCGCAGCAACTTTAACCCGTATGGCTGAGCTTAAGAAGATCGAAGCTCAAGTTACACGAGAATTAACTGTAGCTGAAGGTGCATTAGCAGCGGCTCAAACAAGATCAGCCGCTGCAGGTGCGGCTAGTGTAGGAATCGGATCACGTCTACTTGGATTACTCGGCGGTCCTGTTGGCATAGGCATTACTGTAGCAAGCTTGGCTGCCGGTTATCTCTTAATGCGTAATAATGGCGATAAAGCCAATGATATGCTTGAGAAGCAATCGCGTTATGCTGGCATGGCAGCTGATGAACTTATGAAGCTCGAAGGTGCGCAGAAGCGTGCTGCAGAAGGCGAACTGACAAAGCAACTAAGTTTGCAAAATGCGCAACTTTCGAAATCACAAAACGAGTTCTTGTTACTTACTCAATCTATTACCGATAACAATAAGCAAAGCGCTGAAGCTTATCGAATTTGGGCAGAATTAAAGACGGGTGTGATTGATGTTAATCAGGCATTTAGTAGATTAAATCAACTTTCCTTCATTAGTTCAGATCAGATTAATCAATTAACTGATAGCAAAAAGAAAGTAGATGAAAACTCAAAGGCTGTGAAACAGACAAGCTCTGAGTTAAATCAAGTTCGAGCAGCAGGAGCCAATGCTAAAACAGGTTTTAATGATGTAAGCCAAGGAGCTAAGGGAGCTACCCAGGATGTGGCTGAATTAAATAAAAAACTTCAGGATTTACAGAAATCATATGCTCAGAAAAACCTAGATATTGATTTTTCACTAATAAACATTAAAAGTCATGGACTCGAAATGGGTAAGGCGTTATCAGACTTTTACGATGATAACAAAATCCCTAAAACCCGAAGTTTAACCAAAGATGAGTGGTCGGTCTTCCAAAAGAATTTCGATAAGATGCAGGAACTCAGAAACCTTGAGGAGGATATTACCGATTCCAAGAGACAGCAAACCAAGGAGTTAGAGAAGCAGCAAAAAGTACTTACTGTAAACGCTAAAGTTCAGGCAAATGCAGCCAAGTATGGCTTTGCAGCAATTGAATCTAAGTACAACTTGCCAGCTGGCACCTTGTCTGCAATTCATGCAATTGAGACAGGAAATACAGGCCGAACGGATCAAGTAAACAAGGGTACTGGTGCAACAGGCGGGTTCCAATTTCTTGAAGGCACAGCAAAGCAATATGGTGTAAAAAACCGTAAGGATTTAGCTCAATCAGCAGAAGGTGCAGGCAAATACATGTCTTACCTACTAAAGCTCTTTAAAGGCGATTTAGAGAAGGCTGTACGTGCTTACCATGCTGGTGAAGGTAATGTTCAGAAAGGTAAAGGTATTGGCAAATACAATAACCAATACTGGAAAGACTTTCAGGGTTATGTGGCAGGTGCTAATGGTTATTCAGTTGGTGATATTTCCTCTAAAGATTTCGATAAGATGCTTGATGATTCAGCCAAAATGGCTGAAGAGCAGGCAAAATTGCGCTTGCAGTTGGAAAATGATGTTGCTAATGAAGTAACTAAAATTAGAAATGAACTCTCTAAAAAATTAGAAGATGTGGATAAAGCAAATTTCAATCCTGCACGTAAAGATGAAATTAAAGCAGAGTTAAAAGCACGTGCTGATAATGATATTGCTATCGCTCAACAGGCTCTAAAAACCAAGTTGGATGACTATAAGCAATTTAATTTAACCGAAGAGGATCTAATAAAGGAAAGCTTTGCAAGGCGTCAATTTGAAGCTGAACATGACTTTCAATTGACTAAAGATCAGCGTAAAGAGGCAATTAATTTGCTTGGGCAACAGCTTCAGCAAGAACTGGGTTTGATCATGCTTGCTCAAGAGCAGCGTTTATTTCAAGTTAAACAGGCTTTACTGACAGAAACACAGGCAATGCAGGAGCGCTATAGATTAGAAAGAGAGGAAATCGCAAGAACTGTTAGAGATCCTGATGAACGTCGAGCAAGACTCGCTTTGTCAAATGCATCTCAAGATAAGGAAATACGTGACAAAGTGAATGGTGCTATTCAAAATTGGGCTGGCATTCATGCGAGTATTTCAGGTACAAGCGATCAATTCAATATTGAACAAGAGCGTTTCAGTCGATACGACTCTTCACAGAAAATATTTGATAGTCAACTTGCCGATATAGAGCACCAAGAGCAGGACCCTAATGCAAACTTAGTGGAAATTGCAGCACAACGAGAACAAATTTGGGCTGAACATACAGAACGCATGAAGCTAATAGAATCGAATTATCAGAAAGAGTCTATTAGTCTTCAATTAGGTTATGGAGCTAATGTTACTGGGGCCTTAGCAGGAATGTTCAAAAGTATGTTGGGTGAGTCATCAAGTGCTTACCACGTTCTTTATGAAAGTCAACGTGCATTTGCATTGGCACAGGCTGGAATGAACATGTGGAAAGCTGCTTCAGATGCTTACGCAAATGAGCCGGGTACATGGTACCAAAAAGCGGCAGCTGCAGCGATTGCGACTATTAAATCAGGAACGTTTGTATCTCTTATCCAAGCCGCAACGCCACAAGGTTTTGCGGATGGTGGTTATACAGGTAACGGCTTTAAACACACTCCAGCAGGGATTGTGCATAAAGGTGAGGTTGTTTGGTCGCAAGAAGATATCAAACGTTGGGGTGGGGTAAGTGTTGTCGAATCTATGCGGACAAGTTCACCAAGTGGTTATGCTAACGGTGGGTATGTAACTAATAATCATTCTGATGCCATTGCAACGAGAAGAGAGTCTAGACAATTTGATGCGATTAACTCTGAACGAACTGATCGAGTTCAGCCAAGTGTCACTATTATCAATCAGACATCAGAGAGGGTAGATGCAACATCTGAATGGGATGGAAAGGAGTTAACAGTCATTTTAAAAGAGTATCAAAAACAAAATGAAGCAATGGTTGACTCTAAGATTGAAAAACGATTCATGATGTCTAAGCGTCAAGGGTGGTAAATATGATATTTCCACTTTTACGCTATCTAAGGTATAGTTTTATTAATCTGGTCATACTTTAGATATGGCTATTAAAAGCTCGCTTAAAGCGGGCTTTTTTATTACATATAGGAAATTACGGGTTAGAACCTTCTCACAAATCAACAAGAACCGAATATTTACGTTGCTTCTTATATATTTCATCTAGATAAAACTTAGAGGTAGTTATGTTTGATGGATACAAGATAGACAGAGAAATTAAAATTCTCGAACTTTTAACTAGTCTGTCTATTATTTTTATAGCTTATGGCTTTTTCTATCAATACTTCTTTTTTGAAGCAATAGGTATTGGTTGGGCATCGAATTTATTGTCAGCTAATTTAATCCTTTTAACTTCAATTAAAATTTTAGTTACTAGTTTAATCAGTATAGCTATTGGATATGGTTTGGCACTTAAATTCTACTTATCAAAAAGCGATCATCTGTTAACAACGCTGTTTTTAATAATTTGTATTTTGAATGGCCTTTTGGGAGGATTTTTTACCAAAATTTCTGTCGAATTGCAGAAGAACACTTCCTTATTATTAATTGCTCTTTATACACTAAGTACCTCTTACTTTTTCTTTATACTTTTCAAGCTTATTTTCAGAATTAAGTTGGCGAAGATTCAGGGAGTAAATTACAGACCAGCACTAATATTTGTATACTTCTTAATACCATTTTTACTTCTTTTTGTGCCCTGGAATATTGCTCATCTTGAGTCTAGCAAAGTAACAAACTCTCCAGATGTTTTTTATAGTAAGGCGATCATGGCAAGTGATAAATCTGAGTGGTATCTAATTAGCGTTACAGGTGAAAAAGCATTAGTTCAAAAAGTTGGTAATAGTAAGATTTTTAAATATATAGAAATGAAAGATATAAGTGAAATTCATGCAAATTAAATTTGCAATTTTAAAACCCCGCTTTTAGCGGGGTTTTTTTAAGGAGGAAATATGAAATCAGTACAATTTATAAAAGTAGGTCACTACTCAGGTAATCATGATGAAATAACGCGTTTACTAGGTGGTGAAGTAACCTATGTTGGGCAATGTGGCGTTGCGGGAATTAAGATAACTTATGAACGAGATGGTGAAACTTTTCCTATCCAATTCGATGATTGGATTGTAGACATTGACGGTGTGATTTTTGTTTTGAGCGAAAAGCAATATAACGCTCTTAAATCGGTGGCTTATAAGCATATAGGGTTAGGTGAGGCGATTGCGCGGCATGTCAATGAGTACTTAAGTCATCAACAGCGTCAAGGTGGTTTGTTGTCAAATTAACGCCCTCAAGTAAGCGTTTTTTGTTTTTTAAAGCCAATTTATATTAAATCGTGAATTTGGCGTTTTAGCCGATTCGCCCAGGATATCCAAGGGGGAAATTTAAGAGCGAGAAAAACAGAACAATATAATAGGGGCTTTTTTGGCACCTTTTATATTTTTACGTACAAAAAACCCTCGATTGCAGTCGAGGGTTTTTTGTTTTCCAGCACTCGCCTAAGCAAATAGGAAAAAGTATCTATGCATGAAATTATAGCAATAGTTCTGCAAAAAGTAGAGGTAATTATGAAAGAACATGGTTTCTGGAAAGTAACAGGATCTATTTTGATAGGAATTTTAATCTGGCAGTTTTCAAACATACTTAATGCTACCGCAAAGTTGATTGAGGTTTTTCAATGAACGAAAAATACACTTTATGGGATGTATTTAAATCATCACTCATGATTTCCATCCCAATATTCTTGTGGAAATTACCTGAAATCATTGCTGCAATTAAAGCTTAAAACCGACCCAAAACAAGGTCGGTTTTTTTATGGATTCAATTTATGAGCGACCTTAAATTCACATTTGAATGTGACTTGGATGGCAATAGTAATACTCAACGTTTTAATACTTTGTCATCTAAGTTTGGTGATGGATATGAGCAGAATACCTCGGTTGGTCTGAACAACCGGACAGGTGAATGGACATATCAAAGAACGGCTTATAAAGCTGAAATTATGCAGATTAAAGCATTCTTCGATCAGCACAAGGGCGCGGATTCATTTCTTTGGGATTCGCCGTTAGACGGTGAAGTTCGGGTAAAAACTAACCCTGAATATCAACCTCGGCAAATTGGTGGTGATACTTGGCAAATCTCAACTACATTCACCCAAGTTTTTCACCCTTAAATTTAAATCTTTTCAAAGCCCCTTTTTAGGGGCTTTTTTATGCGAGTAAGAAAATGACATATCAAACAGTAAATCTAGGCACAGCTCCAACTGGTGCTGGTGGTGATACATTTCGTTCGACCGGCGCAAAAATAAATGAAAACTTTACAAATAACACTCATGCAGCTAGTCGATATGTAGGAACAGCTGCTGGTAATGTAATGGAAGTCGGTGCTTTTGGCTTTGGTTACATGGGTACATCACATTTAAATGTAAACACATTAAGTGATGTCAAAAATATTGTCCAAAACCAATCTAGAATTTTTCGGGCAGATAGTGGCAGTGTATTCCAACTTTATGCACCTACTCTTTATTTGAAGGCACAAGATACAAACGTTGCTGTTTCTTTTGGTCCTTTTAGTGGAGATGTGAAAGCTGCCGGATGGACTGATGGTTCAGCAGATTTTACAGCTAAATATTTCTTCCGAACTTCATCAAATACAACCGTAGATGCAAATGGATTTTTAAAGAATGCATCGCCTGTTGTTAAGCTATTTGCAGATAAAATAGAACCCAATGAAGAAGCTGCTGAACAGCCTCTCTCTTTTGAAAAACCAGACATTGGTCATTACCTTGTTAAAGGATCATCTGGTTTTGCTAAAGAAGGCTGGTGGATAGAAATTCCAACTGACACCCACGGTAATAAGATTTGTGCAGTTGAATATCAGACCTTAGAAAACGGTGATCTTGAAATTAAGACATTCAAGAAAAAGCTAAATGATGAAGGTGATATTGTTGCCAATCTTGATGCACCAATCGATATTCCAAACAACGCCAATGGCGAACCGCGCTGGATCGATATTCGTTTAAATACGGTTAAGAAAACGATTGTTAGAAAGGTGCCACGCACTGAAAAGCAGCCACGTATGGTTCAGCAAGTAAAGTATGCTCCGCAATTGACCTATATCACTAAATACGAAGATCTATTTGATGATGCTGGTAATCCAGTCGTTGTTGGCGGTAAAAATTACCAAAAACCAGTGACCCATATTCAAACTGATCAAAACGGCACCCCGATCTTAACGAATCAACCTGTAATTAATGAAAATGGTGAACCTGTACTTGAATGGGTACAAGCAGTGGATAGCGAAGGAAATCCTGTTTTTGACGATGTTCAAGTTGTGGATAAGGACGGAAATCCTATTTATGACGAGGTAACACATGAGTCTGAATAGTGATTTCCAGAAGCTGTATGTAGATGGGTTAATTCACTTGTATGAACTAGATGCCAGCAGCTTAGGTGCTGGCATTTTACGTTTCCATGGGCATATAGCTTTTCAAGACTGGGAGAAAATCTACTCATCCATCGGGTCTGACGGATTAATCGGTGCAGATACAGGCAGCATTGGTAAAGTATTTGATGCTGGTGATCAAAAAGTTTGGAACCGAAACATTATCTGGCAAGGTCAAGTTTTTGAGCCGATGGCACTAGAGGTAAATGGTCTAGAAATGCGAAGTGATGGTAAAGCTTCGGCACCAACTTTAAGCATGGCGAACAATATTAATGGCATCCAGAATGCAGTATCTGCTTACTGTTTGCAGTTTAAAGACTTTGCTGGCGCAAAACTTAAAGTCATTACCACACTTGCCAAATATCTTGACGCTGAGAACTTTACAGCTGGCAACCCAACTGCATCGAATGAATCAAAAGAGCAAATCTGGTACATCGAACAGAAAACCTCTGAAAATGCCCAACAGGTAACTTTTGAGCTGTCTAATCCAATCGATTTTGAAGGTTTGAAAATCCCAGTTCGACAAATTACTTCACTTTGTCATTGGTGCATGGTTGGGAAGTACCGAGGTGAGGAATGTGGTTACACGGGTGTTGCTATGTTCACTGATAAAGATGAGCCAACTGATAATCCGGCACTTGATCGATGTGGTGGACGTTTACGGTCTTGCAGATTACGTTTTGGTGAAAATAAGCCTTTACCTTTTGGCGGGTTCCCGGCATCAAGTTTATTGTGAGGTTTTATGAATATCTTACTTGGAATAATTTATGGGATGGTTGGGGCGCTAATCATTCATCTTCTAAGCTATGCGGTTCACTTTGTCATTCTAAGATTAAGAAAGATTAATGAGAAAAAAGCTTATTTAATTAAATTTAGCTGCCCTTGTGGCGGGCTTTTTGAACCAACAGGTCAAGTATATCTTACTTACCCAACTCAAAAGCAGCGGAAGTGCACAAAATGGGGAAACTGTAAGGGGTTTTTCTAATGAAACTTACAGCAAAAACTAAAAAAGCAATCATGGCGCATGCTGATGAATGCTATCCGCTTGAATGCTGTGGTGTGATTGTTGATAAGCATTATATCGCTTGTCGCAATATCGCTGAACAATCTGATCAGTTTGAAATTCATCCTGAAGATTTAGCAAATGTTGAAGATCAAGGAGAAATCTTAGCTTATGTGCATTCCCATCCAGACGGAACAACAAAGGCATCTGAGCTTGATCTGATTCAAATTGAACTGCATAAAAAACCATGGGTGATTTGCTCATATCCGGAGCTGGATTTTCAAGTTTATGAACCTTGTGGTTATCGTGCTCAATTGGTGGGAAGAAACTATATTCACCATTATCAGGATTGTTATGCACTAGTCCGTGACTTTTATGACCGTGAGCTAGGTATTCAGTTGCCAGACTTTGAACGAAAAGATGGCTGGTGGGAAGACAAAGATCATCCGTCAATATTGATTGATAACTTTCCAAAAGCCGGTTTCTATGAAGTGGATACCCCGCAATACGGAGATATGTTGATTTGCCGAGTACCACGTACTGAGCACCCAAATCATTGCATTATTTGGCTTGGTGATAATGCAATGCTGAAGTCCGAAGATACTGAACCTTGTATTGGTAATACCTTAATTTTGCATCAGCTTCACGGTCGTAAATCTATCCGTGAAATCTATGGACCGCAATGGTCAACCAGAACGGTAAAAATTTTGAGGCATAGAGATGTTAAAAACAATTAAGTTATACGGCATCTTGGGCCAAAAGTTCGGTCGTGAATTTAAGCTCGATGTTGCAAATACACGTGAAGCCATGCGTGCATTATCGGTTCAGATTGCTGGTTTTGAACATTTTATGTTGCATGCACATGAGCAGGGTCTACGCTTTGCCGTGTTTTTAAAAGGAAAGAACTCAAGTAATAAGCGAGGCAAGAAACGCCCTGCGATTTATGACCACGAAACTAAGCGGCTCATTACCGGTGATAACATCGGTGAAGAACAGCTTGATATGAATACTGAAGCTGACATTATTCATATTGTTCCGCGAATTATGGGGGCAGGTGGTAATGGTGGTCTACAGACAATTCTCGGTGCGGTCATGGTTGTAGTCGGGGTGATTGTTGGAGCGGTAGCAGGCTGGACAGGTGTAGGCGCAGTTGCTGCACAAGGATTGATTGGAGCAGGTGTTGGGATGATGGTCGGAGGTATTGCACAAATGCTAATGCCTAAAATTGATAATTCTCAGGATCAAAACCAAGATGGCAACCGTGCCAACAAAGGCTTTGGCGGTGCAGTAACTACGGTCGCTCAAGGTAACCCAGTACCAATTTTATATGGCCAGCGAGAAATTGGCGGCTTCATTGTAAGTGCTGGTCAATACCCTGAAGATCAGATGTAAATTTTAATTATTTAACAGGCGCTTTGTAGCGCCTTTTTTATTGCGTGAGATTTCTTATGAATGCAGTAGTAGGCGCAAAAAAAGGTAGTAAAAAACAGCGGCAACCTGTCATTTCACCAGATTCAGCTCAATCAAAAACATACATTAAGGTTTTATATGGGTTAGCTGAAGGTGAAATTGAAGGGTTGGCAAATGGATTTCAGTCAATTTATTTAGAAGAAACACCACTTCAGAATGCAGATGGAAGCCTTAACTTTGAAAATGTAAAAGTTGATTTTAGAAATGGTACTAATGACCAGGAATATATTGAAGGCTTCCCAGCGGTCGAAAGTGAAACTGCCATCGATGTGGAATTAAAGTCAGAAACACCATGGGTTCGTGCATTTAGCAATCTTGATCTCGATGCAGTACGCTTGCGTTTAAAATGGGGGCCTTTGCGCAGTCAAAACGCAACAAATGGCGATGTTTCAGGTATAACAATCGAATACGCCATAGATATTCAAACAGATGGGGGCATCTGGACTGAAGTTTTAAAAACAAAGATTTCAGATAAAACTTCTGCTAATTATGAACGTGCTCATCGTATTGATTTGCCTAGAGCTGATTCTGGTTGGCTTATACGCGTTCGCAGACTTACACCGAACTCAACTTCAGAGTATGTCAGTGACAAGATGTATATTGAAGCAGTGACTGAAGTCATTGATGCAAAATTACGTTACCCAAATACTGCTTTGCTTGGCCTTCAATATGATGCAGAGACTTTTGGAAACGTTGCTAAAGTTGCTGCAGATACAAAGGGAAAAATTCTAAAGGTTCCTACTAACTACAATCCAGCTACACGACAATATGTTGGGATGTGGGACGGTACTTTCAAAGAGGCTTATTCCAACAACCCGGCGTGGATCTATTACGACATCTGTACAGTAGACCGTTATGCTTTGGGTGACCGATTAACCCCGCTAATGGTTGATAAGTGGTCTTTATATCGTTTAGCCCAATACTGTGACCAAATGGTACCGGACGGGTTAGGCGGTCAAGAACCACACTTTACATGTAATGTTTATCTGCAGGGTGCAGAAGGTGCCTTTGAGATTTTAACTAAGTTAGCTGGTGTATTCCGTGCCATCACATTTTGGGATGGTAATAGCATTATTTGCGATGCGGATATTCCCCAAGATACTTATTTCACTTATACACGTGCAAATGTCATTGGCGGTAATTTTGAGTATGCAGGTACTCGTGCACGTGATCGCCATAATGTTGTAAAAATTGCGTGGGATAACCCAGCTAATCACTATAAAACTGAATATGAGTTTGTTCGTGATGAAAAGGCAATTACTGAAGCCGGTCAAGTTCGTATTTTGGAAATTGATGCTTGGGGATGCACTTCGCGTGGGCAAGCGCAGCGAGCAGGCTGGTGGGCTTTAAAGTCTGAGCAGTTAGAAACTCGAACCGTTAGTTTTAAAGTTGGTCTGGATGGCCATATTCCGCAGCCGGGTAGAGTTATTGATATTGCTGATCCGTTATTTGCTGGACGGGCAAACGGAGGACGTGTTTCTAAAATCTCAGCTGATCGTAAAAGTATTACGCTAGATCGTGACGACGTTGTGGCAGTTGCCGGCGACAGACTCATTATTAACGGTGAAGATGGTAAAGCTCAAACACGAATTGTTCAATCAATCTCAGGCCGTGTTGTTACAGTAACTCATGAGTTTGATGCTATTGCAGTTCAAAATGTGTGGGTGATGGACGCTCAAGACTTAGCAATAATGAAGTTTCGAGTGATCTCGATTACTCAAGACGAAAGTCATCAATTTTCAGTGACTGCACTTCAATATAATCCAGCCAAGTTTGATGCAATTGATAAGGGTGCTTATTTTGATGAAGTTCCGATTTCGATTGTGAACCCAACAATTCAGGATCCTGTAACAGATGTCGTGGTCACTAGTGAAAGCCGGGTTGATCAGGGCATCAATGTATCGACAATGATTGTGTCTTGGACTCAGGCAAAAGGAGCCGTTAAATATCAAGTTGAGTGGCGTAAAGATGACGGTAGTTGGATCAAGCTTCCAGTTACTGGCAATAACTCAGTTGAAGTACCTGGTATTTATGCGGGTCAATATCAGGCACGTGTAACAGCTATTTCAGCTTTCGAGATTGCTTCTTTACCTGTTTACTCAGTTTTGACCGAACTTACAGGAAAGCAAGGTTTACCACCTGCTTTAGCATTCATACAAGCGACAGGGATTTTGTTCGGTATAAAACTTAACTGGGGCTTCCCAGCTACAGGTGCGCTTGATACGGCTTATACTGAAATTGAAATATCGCCTGATGGTACAAGTAACATTGCTCAATTGGGCTTATTTGCGTATCCAACAACGACCCATACTCTACAAGGTTTACAGCCAAATTTAACTCAATTTTATCGAGGCCGTTTGATTGACCGGATCGGGAATATTGGGCCATGGTCGGAATGGACTCATGCAACAACTTCTGCAGATGCAACAGATGTTCTTGAGCTCTTGAATGATCAAATCAGTGAAACACAATTAAGTCAGGATTTAAAAACTAAGATTGATCAAATTGAGATTATCGATATTCAAATTCCTGAGATTAAGCAGGATATTAAGAATACGAAAGATCAGATCAATCAAGAGATTATTGACAGACAGGCGGCTGTTAAAGCAACCAAAGACCAAATTGAACAAGAGGTTCAAGATCGGAAAATCGCAATTCAGCAGGCTTCGGATGGATTATCACAGCAAATTATTGATGGTGATGAAGGAGTTCTTGAAGTTGTAAATACTGTTAAACAGTCAAGTGAAGATGGAATTGCAGCTGCTCAAGAAAGTATTCGGGTTGTTGCAAATGATCTTTCACTTGTTGCTGAAAAAACCGATGGTGTTTATGCACAGCTTAACCCTCCGCTAATTGGCTCAGAATCAGACTTGATCGGTAACGATCAAGGTTTTGCAGGGACTTGGTCTGTTCAATCAGCGGTGATCGAGGGAGATCTTGCACTAAGTAAACGTATTGATACAACCGTCGTTGAAGTAAATGATTTGCGTGCATACGCTCAGCAAGAGATTCAAGCGCGTATAGAGGGCGACAAAGTAACAGTTCAAAAGATTGATACTTATATTGCTAGCAATGACAGTGCCTTAGCAACTGTACGCCAAACCGCACAGGTAGCAGTTGATCAGTCAGCTGCAAATGCTGAAGCAATTGATTCTATTAATCTTGAGCTTGATGATAAAGCTTCAACTGGTGCACTAAATCAAGTTAAGTCTGATCTGAAAGATGTGGACAAAATACTTACTGTTCAAACAACCAAATTGGATGGAGTGTATGCTCAACTCAACCCACCATTGATTGGCTCTGAATCTGAATTGGTAGGTAATGAAGGCGGTTATGCGGGGGTCTGGTCAGAGCAATCAGCGAGAATTGAAGGTGATCTTGTAGTAAGTAAGCAGGTCGACTCAACTTTAGCTGAATTAAATGGACTTAAAGCTTATGCACAGCAAGAAGTTCAAGCTCGAGTTGAAGGCGATAAAGTAACAGTTCAAAAGATTGATAATTATATTGCAAGCAATGACAGTGCTCTTGCAACTGTACGTGAATCTGCACAGGTAGCGGTTGAGCAGTCATCGGCAAATGCTGAAGCAATTGATTCTATTAATCTTGAGCTTGATGATAAAGCTTCAACTGGTGCACTTGATCAAGTTAAGTCTGATATCAAGAATGTAGATGATAAAGTTATCGCTCAAACAACGAGAGTTGACGGTGTCTATGCACAAATTAATCCACCTTTAATTGGTTCGGAGTCTGATTTAATTGGCAATGATGGCGGTTATGCTGGTGTATGGTCAGAGCAGTCGGCACGCATTGAAGGGGATTTAGCTCAATCTAAACGTACAGATCAAGTGTCTGCACAAATGAATGACAGCAATGCTTTGTTTCAGCAACAAATCAATGCAAATGCTAGTGCTATTTCTTCAACGATAAAAGTAACGGAAACGTTGCAAACTAAAGTTGGTGAGAATAGTGCTTCTATTCAAAATGTCACTGAAAGTGTAGATGGTATCTATGCTCAGCAGTTTACCAAGTTCGATGTAAATGGTCATGTTTCAGGCCATGGATCAATGAATGATGGAACAACTTCAGCTTTCATTTTTAACTATGATTGCATCCAATTTGGCACACCAGTGGGTATTGATGGTATAGAGCCAAAGCCATTAATGACCCTGCAAAATACGCCTGTGACTTTGCCTAATGGCACAGTTATTCCGCGTGGTTTGTATGTCGATAATGCTAGTTTTGGTTATATCAATGCAAACCGGATCTGGGCTGAAAATTTAAGTGCTATTAGTGCATCACTAGGTATTTTGACCACTTATAAGGACCCAGCAAAGCCTAATGGAGCACGAATGGTCATGACAGGAAGTCTTATTACTGTCTACGATGACAACAACGTTTTACGAGTCAGATTGGGCTTATGGTAAAGAAATGGGCTAGTTATCTAGCCTATTATTTTATGTAGGAGGTTTATATGCCGCAAGGTTTACAGACTTGGGATGCAAACGAGAATATAACACTAGACTTAACAGACAGATTAACTAAGGTACTGGGTACGATTAATACAGGTACAACTAACGGTAGTCAAAACGTAGGTACTTTTTCTAATGCTGACTTTTGGTTTACTTGTATTCCTATTGCAAACACTAACAATGTTAAAGCCATAGGCCCTTCTGTTAAATACGCCAATGGCTTACTTAGTTGGGATTGGTCAGATACTAATAACGACCCTAATAATGCTTCTATTATCTATCCAGGATTAATTATTTATGGTGTGTATTAATGGCAACTTATCTTGAAATAACGAATGATTCTAAGGTGGTTGTAGATGACACATTTGTGAACTTACGCTTCATAGATAAGTACAGTGTAAACATTAATATTGTAGGCCCTTTTGGACAAAATTTTAGAACTGGTACCTTAAATATTAGTAATGTTACAAATCCAGTAATAGCAATTAAGACCGGAAATTTAGGCGTATGCTTATTTAAAATGGTTCTCGAAACTAATGGCTCATATACTTACTATTTTCAAGCAGGTGATGCAAACGTAGATACTATAATTACAGTTTATGTTTTTGATTACTCAACTGTACAAGGTAATTATGGATTACAGACTTTTGATGCAACAGGTAAATTAGTATTTGATTCGACTATGCGTTATATGAAAGTAAAGGGTATTGCTACATTTACTAATTACGAAACCGTTGTTCTACCTACATTACCTATAGGAAATTATGCATATGTAGTCTCTGGTGCATTTGGTGAGATTGATGATTATCACGATGCTTATGAGACAGGTGAAACATTTTCAGTAACTAATATTTGGCGTTACATGCTTCAGTCCACATCAACAGGGGCAATAGGTAAAGTACAAAATGTCTTTAACATGCGTACTGGTATAGGTAATACCAGCCCTTTTAATAATTCTATTAGAGCAGGAAGTATCTTATTTATAGATGTTGCTGGACTCTAATAAAAGCAGTTCCTTTTTATGACTTTTAAGTATCTTTTATTTTAAAGATTAAAACACACGCACCCATAAGGGTGTTTTTTTATGTCTGGAGTAAATGGCTATGGAGCCAATTTCAACAAGTAGTATTACTGCATTTTTAAAGTTTTATGGTGCAGCAATTGCAGTTACTTTAGCAATTTCTTTAGTTGCTGCCGTTGTGTTGATGACACGCATGCCAAGGTCTCCTCAAGAATGGGCCGTTGGCTTGATCTGTACAGTTGTCTCTAGTTTATGTGGCGGCTCTTTTATTATTGTGAAATGGGGTTTACATGAATGGGTCACTGACATATGGGGAATGATTGCTCTAGGTGGTTTTTTCTTTGTATGCGGTTTACCGGGTTGGGCTCTAGTGAGGTGGACATTTAATTTCATCGACAAGCAAGAAGGGAAAACAATAGTTGAGGTAATCAAAGAATTTAAGAAAGCTAAAGACGAACTTAAAAACAATTGACCGCCGAAAGGCGGTTTGTACATTTATAGGATAGTGATATGAATATTGAACAATATCTTGATGAGTTAATTAAGCGCGAAGGCGGTTATGTAAATAATCCTGCGGATCGTGGTGGTGCTACTAAATACGGTATAACTGAAGCAGTTGCGCGAGCAAATGGGTTTAAAGGCAGTATGAAAGACTTACCTCTTGATGTTGCCAAATCTATTTATCGGAAACAGTACTGGACAGCTCCGCGATTTGATCAAGTGAATGCAATCAGCTCGGCAGTTGCTGAAGAGCTTTTAGATACCGGTGTAAATTGTGGTACCGGCTTTGCAAAACCACTTTTACAACGTGCATTAAACCTACTGAATAACCAAGGTAAAGCAGGGTGGCCTGACCTTAAAGTTGATGGGGTTTATGGTCCAGCCACATTAAAGGCACTTAAAACCTACTTGGCCAAGCGTGGTAAAGATGGAGAGAAGGTTTTACTAAGAGTTCTCAACATCATGCAAGGCCAACGTTACATTGAAATTTGTGAAAGAAATCCTAGCCAGGAACAATTTTTCTATGGCTGGATTGCTAACCGGATTTCATAGTATGAAAGTCTTTCATTGTAAGCGTTCTAAGTTTGCATTGGCCCTAACAACGATATGCATTCTGTTATCAGGATGCACAGCCCACACGAACAATAACAATGTGAGTGTCGGAATTTGTGTGAAAGCTCTCTGAGGGTGCAGGTGAACTTATAGTTCTTTTCTAATATTTCTTAAAATATCTAATGAGTTCTTCTTAACCTCAGCTAAATAAAGAGATGACATGAATAGATAAGATCCATCCAAATTCTTTTGCTTAGATGGATCTTTATTATATTGTAATTGCATTTCACGTGCTTTAAATAATTCGTGGTCTTTAAAAAAATCAATGGGTTGGTTTAATTGTTTTGCAGTTATGTAATACTTCAAATAATCATTAATAAGCTTTAAGAAGGTCCAATGAATTTTGAAGTAACTGTCTAAGATGTACTCGAATCGTTCGTCTTCCTTTTCAAAGATTAATTTATATTGATAAATCAGTGTGCTCAAACTATTGTATATATTGCTTATTGTTTGATGAGTTTCTTCAAACTCTATCAAAACCTCTTTTGAGTAGATGGTGAACTCTTCAAGGTTCATTGAATTGAAGTTACGCTTAATTTCCTCAGGTTTGTTGCCGTTCTTTAGATAATAAATTGTAAAATGGAACTGACTTATCTCATTGAATACACCAGAAAGGCACTCTAATGCTTTTTCATGTTTTATTTGTTCTTTCCAATTATTAATCAATATAAATGCTGCAATAGGTGCAAATAAAGTTGCGGACCACCCGAGTAATCCAATAATTGCATTTACTTTTTCTGCACCAGTTGTAGGTAAGACAACCAAGGCATAGAGTAGAAAACACAATGCTAAGATAACTATATAGGTAATAATTAATTTAGCTATGAGGTCAATCTTTTTAATCATAAAGAAAATTTAAAAATGTT